CTGCTGGTATGGTTAAGGCTGGTCAATATCGTGAGCGCGCCGAGTTCCAGCGGCTGTCCGAGGGCAGCGTTGACAGCTACGGCAACGTCTATACCGGGTGGTCGTCGCTGGCCACGCGGTGGGCGGATATGCGCGAAACGACAGGCAAGGAGGCCATCGAAGGCGGCGCGATGTTTAACACCGGCATGGCCACCATGCGGGTGCGCAGCGACAGCACCACGCAAGGCGTGACCACAGCCGACCGCGTAGTGATCCGAGGCGTGACGTGGGCCATCAAGGGGCTTGTGCAGATCGACCGCAAAAACACCATCCTTGAGTTCAAGCTAGAGCGCGGGGTGGCGGCATGAAAATCGAAGGCGTGAAAAAGCTGCTGCGCCAATTAGACGATTTGCCGGTTGAGGTGCAATCCGGCTTGAAAAAGTCAATCCAGCGCACGGTCAAGACTGGCGTCAACAAAGGAAAAGCGTTGGCACCAGTACTGACTGGTGATTTCAAAAACGGCATCAACGGCAGTTTCAAATCTGGCGAAAAAGGCGAGATATTCGGATTCATCAATTTCTATGATGGCTCCGCAGATGACGGCCTGGCCGCAGCTTCGATCAACTACGGCTGGAATAACGCAGCGATTGCCTACAATATCCGTGCGCAGGTCAAAGCTATTGTCGGTCCACGCCATAAGCGTGCGGTGCAGCGTCAGATTAGGAAAGCAATCAAAGAGGCGCTGAATGGCTGATGGCTTTGCTTTGGCGCTTCAGGCGGGCCTGCGGGCGGCTCTGGTGGCCAACTCTGATGTGACTGCACTGGTCAGCACTCGCGTTTATGATGAGCCGCCACAGACGCCCACATTCCCTTATGTGAGGTTTCTGGCCATTGAGCCGCTTGCGTTTGACACCGACACCATAGAGGGATCGTTGGTAACAGTCACGTTTGAATGTCATTCGCGCAGCGCATCTGGTAGAGTAGAGGCATCGCAAGTCGCAGAGGCCATCAAGGCTGCGCTGCATCGCCAAGAGGCCGCCGTGACGGTGACAGGTCACACGCTCGTTGAATTGATTTTCGAGAACTATTCTGTCACAAGAGACCCCGAAGGCCGTGGCTACACGGCTGTAATCGCGCTTCAAGCAATGCTTGAGCAAAACGCCTAAACTCCCGCGCCCTGGGCAAGCGCAGCACTATGGAGGCCGATCATGGCTAAACAACTTGGACGCGCCCTGCTTGTTAAGATTGGCGATGGCGCAGACCCGGAAGTCTTCAGCAATCTTTGCGGGCTGAACTCTAAATCTCTCACAATCAACAACTCGTCGATTGATGTCACCACGCCGGACTGCACGTCGCCGGAAGGCGCGCTTTGGACTGAGACGCTTAATGGTCTGAAAAACGTGTCTGTTTCGGGAGACGGCTTCTTTGAGGACAGCACAGCAGAAGCGCGCATGAATACGATTGTCATGGCGGCTGATAATCAATGCAGCTTTGAGATTGTTGTTCCAGACTTCGGCACCTATGCGGGCGAATTCCGCATTGCTTCCGTTGAGTTCGGCGGCGAGACTGAAGGCGGTGTGACCTACAGCATCAGCCTTGAAAGTACCGGGGCGGTCACGTTCACGGCTGCGTGATGACAATCACCGCTGAAGCGCCGCGTGGGGGCATCGTCGAATATCTTGGCGATGCCTCTCACGTTTTCTTGCTGCGCAATCGTGAGATTGAGCGGTTCGAGGACAAGCATTGTGGCATCTTTGAATTATGGGATGGTTTCTTCTCAGGCGGCAAGAAGCCTAGCAGCCGGGAAGTCCGGAATCTGATTGCCTTGGCGCTTGTCGGCGGCGGAAAGAAAGACCATGAGGCTGATGAAATCATCAATCGCTGCACTCCTGCTGATCTGCTCAGGCTCTACGCAATAGCGCAAGCTGCCGTGGGAACTGCATTTATGCCAGACGCAATGGAAGACGCCGCAAAAAAAAAGACAGAAGAGGCCCGCCCCCCCGAAGACTTGATGTCAGAGGCATGATTGCCAACGGCATCGTAGCGGGCTTAAAGCCTGAAGAAATTCGTGATATGATCCCTAAAGACACATTCATTGTGTTCCAGGGGTGGACTGATGCACACTCGCCTAAGAAACCCGGCTCTGAGGCGATGGGAGCTGAAGAATACCGCGAACTTGTGAGGCGCGTCGATGGCATTTAGTGCAGAACAACTGAACATCATCATCGCCGCGCGGACGCAAGACCTTCAGCGCGATCTAAAAAATGCCGAAAGGCGCGTCAGTGGTTTTGAACGTCAAAGCCGCCGAAGCCTGAGCCAGACATCTCGGCATTTTGATGCTTTGGGATCAGCCGCTCGGCGGTTGGTTCCTGTTCTGACGGCTGCATTCAGCGTTCAAGCCGGCGTTAATATGGTACGCTCTGCCGCTGAAATCGGACGCCTTGCACAAGTTGCCGGAACTGGCGTTGTTGAGTTTCAGCGTTTTGCAGCGGCAGCAAAAATCATGGGCATTGACATGTCCAATGCCAGCGATGTCATAAAGGATGTAAACGACAAGATCGGCGACTTTCTGCAAACGGGCGGTGGTCCGATGGCAGATTTTTTCGAGAATATCGCGCCTAAAGTCGGCGTTACGGCGGATCAATTCGCGCGGCTGTCTGGGCCAGAGGCGCTGAAACTTTATGTCAAGAGCCTACAAGCGGCAAACCTCACGCAAGGCGAGATGACCTTCTACATGGAGGCGCTGGCAAATGATGCGACGGCGCTTCTGCCTATTTTGGTTGATAATGGTTCCGAGATGCGCAGGCTTGGCGATGAGGCAGAGCGCGCAGGTCGCATTCTTGACGAAGACGCCGTAGATGGCGCGAGGGAACTTGAAAAAGAGGTATCAGAACTTTCTGAAACAATCAAAACAGCGCTGACCGAGTCTATAATTGACAATAAAGACGAACTTCTCGCGCTTGTTGATTTTATTACCGGAACAGCCATTCCCGCTTTTGGTGATTTGATTGGTGCAATCACAAGAGGCGTTGAACTTTACAACGCAGCGCGAGGCATTGACACAGGCGACTTTGGTGCTGAACCTTCTGAAGAAGAGGCCGCAAGACGGCGCGCGGATATTGAGGCGGCGATGGGTGGTGGAGACCCATCTGCGACTGGCACGCGTTTCTATAATCCTGAGACCGGGCAGATTGAAGAATTTGGACCGGACACGCCATCCATCCCCGGCGTCACCGCGCCGAGTGAAGAATTTATCTCGGCAGAATCAACGCGCCGCCATACTGATGCGAAACGCAAAAAGCGTTCAAAGCGTGATATTCGTGATCAATTTGAAGACCTGATGAAGCGCATCGAACTGGAACATCAGTTGCTTGGCGCATCGAACGCGCGCAAGCAGGTTCTAAAGGCGATTGCCAATTCAGATAAGAAATACACCGACGACGCGATTGACGGCGCTGTATCTCGCATTGAGGCTTATGAGGCTGAAAAGCAAGCTATGGAGCGCATTCAAGCCGAGCAACAAGCGATTGCCGACACGCTTCAGGGCAGCATGGAAAGCGCATTTATGTCCATCGTGGATGGAACCAAGTCAGCAGAAGATACGTTCAGGGACATGGCGCGCCAGATCATCATGGAACTGTATCGCGTGCTTGTTGTGCAACGGCTGGTTGGCAGCTTCAACAGCGAAACAGGGCAGGGAACCGGGATCGTCGGCGCGATTGCAGGGGCATTCACAGGACGCGCCTCGGGTGGTTCTGTGCAAGCCAATCGGCCCTACACGGTCGGCGAGCATGGCCGGGAACTGTTCGTCCCGTCATCTGGCGGTCGCGTCTTGAGCGTCCCGCAAGCGAAGGCGGCAGTCGGCGGAGGCACTGGTCAACAGGTTGTCGTCAACTATTCATTTCAAGGCGGCGTCACAGAAGCCGATCTAGGGCGCGCGTTGCCTGTTCTTGTTGAACGCACGAAGCGCGAGGTGGTTGATGCCGTGCAGCGCGGCGGATCAGTGGCGAGGGTCTTCCGGTGACAAACTATGCACTTCCTTCGCACACAGGCATTCGCAGCGTCGTTTTCCGCATGTCGTCGCAGAACTTCTCGACAGCATCGCCGTTTACCTATCAGCAGCAAATTATCAACCACGCTGGGCGGCGGTGGGAGGTGGACGTAACGCTACCGCCGATGAAGCACGCAGACGCGCGCATTTGGCTGGCGTGGCTGGCGAAGCTGGACGGATCGCTAAACACGTTTACGCTCGGCGATCCACTCGGCTGTACAGCGCAAGGCGAAGCGGGCGGCACGCCACTTGTATCAGGGGCCGATCAGACCGGAAGCAGCCTAGACGTGGATGGCTGCACGATCAGCCAGACGGGCTGGCTCAAGGCGGGAGATTACATTCAGATCGGCACGGGCGCGGACGCGCGGCTTTATATGGTCACGGATGATGTGGACAGCGATGGCGCTGGTGCTGCGACAATCAACATCTGGCCTCCCATCAACAATGCGCCTGCGGACAGCGCTGCGATTTCCGTCGCTGATACGGTCGGCGTTTTTCGCCTGGCGTCAAACATCAGCACATGGTCTGTTGATGAAGCAGCCATTTATGGAGTATCTTTTAGTGGCATTGGCCTGCCATAAGCCGGAACAAGGAGAACTGAGATGGCGACCTACACCAAAATCCAAGACTGGGTTGAATACCTTGTAGAAGGAGCGAACCTTGGGAGCGACACTTTTGCAGTCGCTTTGTCAAACACTGCGCCAGCAAGTGAAACGAGCAATCCGACAGTTTCTGGCAATGGTGTCATCGCCAATGTCACGCAGATCAGTTACGCTAACTACACTGACGATCTTACTTCTGATCGTGTTCTGGAAAGTGTGACCAGCACAGAGACCAGCGGAACATTGACTTTTGATGCAGGCGATTTCAGCATCACCGCATCAGGCGGCGCAATCGCAGATTTCCGCTACATCTACATCTATGACGATACGCTTGCTGGCGATCCTCTCGTTGCGGTCTGGGACAATGGATCGGCAATCAGCCTTGCGGATGGCGATAGCGCGACTATCAGCTTTAACGCAAGCGGGATCTTTACGCTGGCATAAGAGGTGACAAATGGGTGTCCTAGTCAATCGGGCCAAAGAAACTATAAGCAGCACCGGGACAGGCACTCTCAACTTGGGCGGTGCCGTCACTGGATATCAGTCTTTTGCAAATGCTGGCGTTTCGAATGGCAACACAGTCGCGTACGTAATAGAAGATGGTTCTTCTTGGGAGATAGGCACAGGAACGTACACAACAGGGACGCCTAACACCTTGTCGCGCACGCTTGGAGAAAGCAGCACAGGCTCTCTGATCAGCGTCACAACTGACGCCATCGTGTTCATCACGGCGAGGGCCGAGGACATTCAA